CACGACTGCCCAGGCTCGGCGATGAGCGTGCCGTCGCGGTGTGTCAGGCGTACGCGTGCGATGAAGTCGCTACCGGTCACGCCATGGCTCCTTGAAATCGAATCCGCACTGGCCGCAGATCGTCGAGCGCTGGCCGAACGAGCCCGAGGCGATGCGCTGCTTGGGCCCGGCGCAACACTGCGGGCATGCCTTCGAGGCGCGCGCGGCCGCGTCCCTGTTCGCGCTGATGGCCGGCGCCACGTTGCGGCCGTGCGCGTCGAGCACTTGGTGTCCCGCCATCAGGCGAGCTCCACTTCGAGCCGCATCTTCGCGACCACTTCCTTGACCTTGATGCCGGCGACGAGCTCGTCGCCGACCGGGATCGTTTCGTCGTGCAGATGCGCCCAATCGGAGAAACCACTGACCAAGATCGGATCGGCGAGCGCGAGAATGGCCTCGCTGATCAACGCCTCGCACAGCTTCATGCCGCCGCTCGCCGCCGCCTGCGCATACGCGTGCAGGACGAGATCGATCTCGTACTGAGCGCCGGAGCCTGGCTTCGTGCCGAGCGCTCCGGTGTATCGCTCGCGCGTTTCATAGAGCAGGAACGGAAACGTGGGATTTTGCGGAACGTCGTCCGAGACACCGCCAGGCGCGGCAGCTAGCACGCCAGCCGACGCCGTGAGCGCCGAGTAGACGGCAGCCGAGACGGCGTCCAAGGCAGATCCCGGCACGGGCATCGTGTCGCCATAATGGCCGCGCCACTATCGGCCGTGAATTGTTTGGCAGGAAAATACGCTTAGCCCTGCACTTCAGCGCAGACCAGCCGGAGCATCTCGCGGAGCCCGTCAGGGTCCTGAATGCTCACGATCGCGAGTTGCCTTCCTTCGAGGAGCACGCGATGCTTCGTCGAGATGTCCGATCGGTAGTACATCGTCACCGCCGAGAGCAGCGTCGCCGTGGCCGCGCCTGTTTGCAGGATGTCGCGGTTGCTCGCCGCCTCGACCATCGCGCAGACCGTGTCGTAGGTCGTCCAGGCCACCTTCGCCGCCCCGTGGTCGTCCGTGCCCGATCCGGGCGACTGGAGCGAGACGACGTGCTGCAGATCGCCAGCGTTCAGCGGCATTACCAGCCCCACCCGAAGAAGAACCGGCTCTCATCACCATAGCCGAGATAGTGGCGGAAGTACTCGTGGCGATCGCCAAATGGATGGCGCACGAACGTCTTGAACGGTTTCAACGTCGCCTCTGCCCCGAGCGGGATCTGTTGGAACCCGCCGCGGGTCTTGGCTTCCATGATCTCTGAGCGATTGCGGTGCAGGTGCGCGACGAGCAGGAAGATCGCCGATTGCAGCGCGTTCGGCGTGTCGCCCGGCGTGGCGCCGTAGCCGCACGTCCGCTCGATCCGAAAACAGCCTTCTTCGCCGTTCACCATCGGCCACGTTTCGCCGGAGTTCAGGATGATCTTGCCCGCGCGGCAGTAGGGGTCGATCGCGCTCGCCGACAAGAACGAGTCCTTGACGACGTATGTCGACGAGTCCAGGGTCTGCGGGTCTCCGTTGGCGTCGTCATAGGTGATGACCACGTCGCCGGCGAGCGGCGGGCGCGGGAGTTCGATCGTGCGGTGACAGGGCGGCCGATCGAGCGACAACCGCCAGGTGGCGTTGATGATCTGCCGTCCGGTGTACTCCTCGGCGATCATCCGCGCCGCGCTGATCATGTTGAGGATGAGGTCGTCCTCGTTGGTCGTCAGGTAGCGGACATGCTGCTTGGCGAGATCGAGCGTGACCGGCTCGACCCGTGCGGCGGGCGATCCGTCGTCGAGCGTGAATGACACGGGCTGATCAATCGCCCGATGCGTTATGGACACGGGGCACCTGCCTTCACCACGGCGGCCAGGTGGCCGCGATAGGTTTCCGCAACAGCGCGGAGCGAGTAGGCTTCAGCGATCGCGCGCGACGACTCGACCACCATCCGACGACGGTCTGCGTCAGCCCAGAAGTCGAGCGCGGCGGCGAGTTCTGCCTCGGTCTCAACCGTGGAACCCGACGGCCAGAGTTCCTCCATCGCGGCGCAATGCTGCGCGATCACTGGGCGGCCGGCGAGCATCGCGTTGACGACCTTCACGCCGCTCTTCCATTGCCGACAGATCCAGCCGTCCCACGCGCCCCCTCGGAGCGAGACCAGGATGTCCATGGTCGACAGGTCGGGCGGATTCACGCAGAACGTCCACCCGCGGTCACGGCAGGCGCACTCGAGCGCGGCTCGCCAGTGGTCCAGATACTGCTGACTTCCGTCATAGCCGACGCGCGTGACAGCGATGCGCGCCTCGGTAGGTTCGAGCCCGGCCCAGCCGTGATGTGGCAGGTACTCACCGCCCGCCGCCTCGGCCATGGCTTTCGTGGCGCCGATGACGAGCGCCGGTCGGATCTGCGCGATCGCCGCCGCGAGGATCTGTCGAGCCGCGACCGCCGTCAGGCCGTTCTCCGCCGGCTGGCGCCAGAAGTCGAGGGCATCCCACACGATGGGAATGCCGCGGGCGTGCGCGTGGGCGGCGTAGGCCCAGGCGGCGCGCTTCACGAGCACGACGACGTCCGCCTCGGCCCAATCGTCCGCGATCGGCGCGGACGTGACCGTGGCGCCGAGTTGCGCGCCCAGTTGGCGTCCGCGCATCTCCCACGACCCTCGCCCGTTGCCGACGATGAGCACGTTCACTGCGGCCCCCAGATGATGTCGCAGCTCACCTGATCGAGCTGACGGTAGCCCAGCATGCTCAGAAAGCCCTGCGGTGCCAGCCGGTGATAGCCGCCGAGCCGCGTCCAGAGGCCCTTGTTCTCAAAAAGAATGATCGGCCGGCAGCGCGTGATCGTAGCTTCGGCGCCAAAGAGGGCATCGACCTCCGAGCCTTCGATGTCGAGCTTCAGGAACCCGAGCGACGGGAGTTCCCAAGTGTCGATCGCTTCGGCCGAGACGCGCTCACCGCGTGCGCCAGCGAGCGGCGTAACGCGCGTCGCGCCGGTGTTCTTCATCTCCGCGCCGCGGCCGTCGAGCACCATGGCGACCTCATGCGCGCGCGACCCGAGCGCGAGGCGCTTGGCCTGGACGTTGGCGCAGCCGAAGGTGGCGAGATTCGCCTCGAGGGCCTCGAACGTGTCGGCGCACGGCTCCACGGCGATCACGCGATCGAACTGCGCCGACATCACCGCCGACCACGTGCCAACGTGCGCCCCGCCGTCGATCGCGAGCGAGTGGTCTGTCACGTACCGCAGCGCCGCCATGAGGTTCGCGAGCTGATAGGTGCCGTCGTTGCCGAGTTCCTTCGCCATGAACTCGTCGCGATCGGGGAAGGCCCAGCCCTTGACCATCTTCACGAGGCCACCGCCGATCCGATCGTGGCGTCGAAATAGCCCTGCAGGTATCGCTTGCGCAGATACTTGAAATCCACGATCGCACGCGTCGGCGGCTGCGGCGGCTCGCCACAATCCAGCGCTCGCTGATCGCGCGTGCTGAGTTCGTGAATCACCTCGGATTGCTGGATGAGCCGCACGCGCATGCCCGCCCGTCGCACCATGCCCACAACGATCGGCGACACCAATTCGACGATCGGCTCAGTGTCGCCGCCCCAGACGTGCGACGCCGCCGGGAGAGTTTCTCCAATCCGCAGCGCGTCGCGATAGAAGGCGACGAGCCGATCCTTCGCCGCCACGCTCCACCACTGCACGCCGTTCAAGATCGGACGCTCGGCATATTTGCGTTCGGGCCGCACGATCAGGCCCAGATCGGCCGTACCCCACGGGCGCAAGTCCTGAAAGACGAGCACGTCTGGCGAGATCATGACCGTGTCATCATCGAACGCCGGTGATTCCAGATACCGCAGGCAGACCTCGAGGATCCACAGCATCAGGGACGGCTGCCGCGTCACGTATTTCAGCGCCGGCTGCGGCACGATGCAGTCCGAGCCAGTGAGTGTGTAGGTCTCGCAGCCGCACGCCGCGCGTACGCTCACGCGGAGACACTTGAGCGCCCGGTCCCAATCGAACGGGCCCAAACGCCGATGCTCCATGCTCACGGCCGGTCCAGGGCGGTAGGGACTCACGACCTTCACGCCCGGACTCCGAAGATCGCGTCGTAGACCGACCGCATGCTGAGCTTGCGCTTCCAGCGAAAATCCACGACGGGCCGCGTCGGGCCGATCAGTTGGCCGGCGACCAGCGCGGCGCGCTTCTCCGTGCTCCACGCCTCGAGGACCGTGCCGAAGTGAATCATCTCGACCGAGAGCCCCTGCCGATCCTGCTGCCCGATCGCGAGCGGCTCCAGCGCCTGACGCAGCGCGATCGTGTCGGCGCCCCAACAGACCTCGGTCTCCGGCAAGTGGCGCGCGCGCGCGAGCACGGATCGATAGAACGTCGCCAGTCGCGGCTTGGCCGCCACGGACCAGAACTGGACGCCGTTCAGCAAGGGCTCGCCGACGCTGTGCTTGGGCGTCGGTCGCATCAACACGCCCAGGTCGGCCGATGGAAAGAAGGGCGCGAGGTCGCGCACGACGAGCTGGTCCACGTCGAGCATCACCGTGTCGCGGTCGAAGTCGTCCGACGCCAGATAGCAGGCGCAGGCCTCGAGCGTCCACAACATCAGCCGCCGTTCGCGCGTCTCATAGCGCAGCATTGGCACCGGCAGCGTCG